CATATGATTTACAGTCCTTTCCTTTTGGTTTGGTTTTATTTCGTCTAATTTAGGGGCGTCTTCCTCCAGCGCGGACAGGTCGGCCTCCAGGCCTTCAATTTCCCTGGACAGCGCGCTTTTGGCTTCCTCGTGGGCGCTTTTGTCGGCGTCGAATTTTTCTACCTCTTCGCTCACAGCCTGCTCCTGTTCAGGGGTTTCGGCTTCGTTGATAGCGGCTTCCAGCTCGGCCTCACGGGTTTCAAATTCCGAATCCTTGCTGCGGAGCAGCTCTAGTTCTTCCTTTTTCTTGTCAATGCTTCTTTTCAGCATCAGTATTCTCAGTGCCATTTTTTTCTCCTTTCAGACGGAGGAGCATTTCCTCCCGCCATTGTTCTTTTTTTCTCTTTTGAATTTCCTCGTAATCCCGTTTGCGCGCCTGGACGGAGGTGTCTTCATAGGCAGGAAAGGTTACTACAGAAACCTCATACAATTTGACCTTGTTCAGCTTCCAGACGGTAGTTCCGTTTTCCATGACCTCGGTGCTTTGATCGATAATGTCAAACCCAAAGCTGCATTGGCTGACATCTCCCCGCTTTACGCGCTCATAAAGATTCATTGCGTCCTGGTCTGCCTGGTTGATCGTGACGGAACCCCATAGACCGGTCTTGTCCGCTCTGAGAGAAAGCGTTCCGGCTGTGGTTCTTCCCAGTACCAGGGTGGTGTCATGATTTACTAGGGCCCGGATATCGCCGTTTAAAGCGTCGTCAAAAGCGTCCTCGTCAATGGTTTCAATGGCGTTTTCCCACATTTTATATTCGCTTCCGAATACGGCGAAATATCCCTCAATATATAAGTTCCCGTCTTCCGCGCGGGTGGAAAATCCGCCGTCTCTCACCAGGGCTGTGCGTTCACATGTCATGTGTTTTCACCTCCATTCAGCTTGTTTTGATCTCCCAGCTTATCCGCAGGGACATAATTTTCTAACGCCAGCAGGTCGTTCATATCCGGATCAGGGGGCATGTTCACCCAGCTGCGCCATTCATTGCGCCGCAGCGCCATGCGGTCTACCATTTCCGCCCCGGCGGATACCATCTCGGTGATCGAATAGTTATACAAACTCCACGGGTTAAAACGGAAAAACCGCGCGGGATCATAAAGAAGCTTTTTTGTCATTTCCTGCTCGATGCTTTTGGCAATCGGCATGATGGTGGAATTGATAAA